AATCCCTGTAACCAAGAAACAATATCCCGGATAACGGGCATCAGCATTTCTCCGAAGGAAATGGCAAGTTCCTCAAGCTGACTCTTCAATATGGTTAACTGACCTGCCAAGTTATCCTGCATGGTCTCTGCCATACCAAGTGCCGTACCATCACAGTTTCTAATGGCACTGTTTAATTTTTCAATATCCGCAGGAGCAGCATTCATAACGGCAAGAAATCCTGACATGGCATTCTTTCCTACAAGTGCTTCTGCGTTGGCAGCCTTTTCAGACTCGCTCATCTGACTGAAAGCCACACGGCAATCTGCAAGGATGTCATTCAACTCCCTCATACTGCCATCGGCATTGGTAGTTCGCACTTCCATCTCTCCGAATGCTGCTCCCGTGAACTTAACCTCTCCTGCGAGGTTGTTCATCATGGTTCGCATTGCAGTACCTGCCTGTGTGGACTTGATACCTGCATTTGCCATCAGACCGATTGCTTCTGCGGTATCTTCTGCCGAGAACCCCAATGCTCCGGCAATCGGCGCACAGTATTTAAAAGTCTCACCCATCATGGAAACGTTTGTGTTCGCATTGGATGAGGCAGCTGCCAAGATGTCGGCAAAGTGTCCTGAATCGGCTGCTGTAAGTCCGAATGCAGTAAGAGCATCCGTTACGATATCAGAAGTCGTTGCCAAGTCTTCTCCGGAGGCAGCTGCCAAGTTCATAATACCTTCGATACCGCTTAACATGTCCGAAGTCTTCCAACCGGCCATTGCCATGTAGTTCATAGCCTCTGCTGCCTCGGATGCAGAGAACTTGGTCTTAGACCCCATTTCTCTTGCCTTATCACGTAACTGCTCCAGTTCATCCCCGGTTGCACCGGATACGGCTGCTACCTGACTCATGGCAGAATCAAAATCGGATGCTACCTTTACTGCCGTTGTTCCAAGCGCAGTTACTGCACCTGTTACAGGGAGTAGTTTTTCTCCCACCCCGGAGATGTTATTACCGAGAGTCTTCATGTTCTCTCCGGCAAGTCCTATCTTCTGAATGGCTACCGCAGACTGGCTTGCTTGACTTTCCAATTTCTTTAATTTCTCTTCGGTTTCAACAATCTCCCTTTGTAGGGCATCATATTGATTCTGTGAAATCTCCCCTTTTGCCAACTGCTCGTTTGCCTGTTGTGCTGCCGTCTTTAAAGTTTCCAACCTCTCTTTAGTCTCTTTTACGGCATCCCCCAACAGTCTGTGCTTTTGTGCAAGCAACTCCGTATTACCGGGATCTAATTTAAGTAATTTATTTACATCACGAAGATTTCCCTGTGTGGTCGACAATGACTTATCCACATCTCGTAAGGCGGCCGTCAGCTTCGATGTATCCCCACCAATCTCTACCGTGATACCCTGTATTCTTTTGGAAGCCATCTTCTCTACCTCCGTTTCATGGCATAAAAAAAGAAGCCTATTTGGCTCCATGAAAAAAGCACCTGCCGAAGCAAGTGCTTTTCAAATCAAGGTATGTGTGTTGCCCTCTTATCGCATGGGGCGTGCGGAAAGGAGGTGATTAATATGATTAAGAATTTACTGAACTAATTGCGTTGTATGACGATGTAAACTGAAGTCCCCCTCTTTTATATTCCCAGAGAAATCATAATCATTATCTGCAAGAACCTTAATAATATACCCTATCGATAATGCTGCGACAGGCATCCACAGATAGTTGCTCTGTAAACTCTGAGGGATTTTCCCAAAAAAATTGACAAGGTCATTTGTGTTATTTGTTTTTACAATATCATTCATGTTTTTATCCTCCTATAAATCACCAATAATTGTTACTTCACACATACCTCCTTTTTCTTTGTTACAACTACATTATATTCCTAATTTTTACAATGATATACAGTAAAAACTGCGCATTAGAATATCCTATTTCGCTCAAAACTGCACATTATCATCTTTTTTATCCAAAAACCAACGAAAACCAACAAAAACTAACACTAAAAAGTAACTGTTTTTTCTTACCAATATGTACTATGATGTAGTCAACAAAAGAAAAGAGGTATTCACATGATTACATGGAATAAACAACAAAAAGGTGTCTACATCACAGAAATAGGTGACCTGCGTTTGGTGTTGAAAGAGTACCCGAACCATTGGTGGTTATCTATCGGTATACGCTCCTACTCAAAAGACAGGACTAAAAGTATGGTTCGTCCTCCGGCTAACATCTTTCAATTCAAAAAGCCATGTACGGATGAAGAAGCCATGGCACGCGCCAATGAATATATGGACAACTTCATAAAAGCAATCGTGGCAGACTTCTCCTAAAATTTGTCGAAGTCTTCCTGCGTTGCCAGAGTTGCATAATTGCAGTCATCGTTCATATGCTCAACAAAAATATCGTTGACCATCCCTACGGTTAACAAATCCAAATCCCGTAGGGATAGTCCGATTTGAAGACACCGAAGCAGAAACAACGGTGTTGTCATTTCCCTTTCAGTTGGTCGAATTTTTTTTTAGCTTCTGCATCCGTTTTCACATTCAGTCCCCACAATTCAATAAGCTGTGGCAGAATCTGATAAATGGAAAAGGTGTTAAATTCATCCAACCACTCTTCCGCTGTATTCGGAATGGTAGGGTCTGCGTGTTTTGCCATAATGTAAGCAATGTTCTCAAACATCTCAAGGCTGACCAAATCAAGGTGTGATTTACCCTCTTCATTTTCTCCCACATTCTTTTCCAACGCAGCAAGGTCTCTGTAAATATCCCTACCGAATTTTAAACGATAAATACGAGGAATGGCGGCACTCGCTTTGAATGCCACCTCTTTCTCATCAATTGTAATATTTCTTGTCATTCCCATACGCTTAACCTACACTTCCTTCATCTCCGGCATCATCCGGGTTCTCGCCTTCAGTAACTTCTGTCTCAGGTTCTGTCACATCTTCCGGTTCTGTCACATCCTCTTCTTCCTTTTCTCCCGGCACATACACTTTCTTATACCAATCGGCATAAACACTATCGGTAGTGCTATTTCCGGTCTTTGCCTTTACAAGACCATTTGCAAGCGGTCTGGACTTGATGGTAAGTGTTTCTGTCTGCACTTCCTTGCCCTCTTCATTTGTCTTACCGGAAATGGAAGGACGGGATGCACTACAGTTATACATGACGTGACGAATCTTTCTGATGTCACCATCAAACTCAAACAACAGGGCAAAACTTCCTGTCTGGGAATTGGAATTTTCCACAAGCACATTATTGGCATCTGCTGTTTCAAGCAAAACATCTTCTCTGAAAGACTCTGGAATAAGAGCCACTTCAAGGTCACCGTCATAACCTTGGTTATTATTGATTACATAGTATTCTACGCCATCCGCATAGAAACTTTCCGGTTCTCCCTTCGGGTCTAAACTAATTGATACTGCACCGGGAATGGCTACGGGTGTTGCAAAAGTAACACTTCCGTCCTCTGCTTTTGCAATGACTGCATAATGTACATTGCAAATGTTATACTTTACTTTGTTCTTTTTGTTCATGGTTATACCTCCGTTTCATAAAGAACTTCATACAATTTCTCGCTACTTATCCATATTTCCGACTTGGAATAAAAAAAGCCGTACTTATCAAGCACAGCTTCTACCCTTTCTTCTAACTGGATATCCTTTTTATCCGTATATACTTCAATGGATAAATGGTCTTTTTTATAATAGGCAATTCCATCTGCCGAGAAGTTTGCTGCCTGTGGGTAAAGGTAAACTAAAAACGGTGGTCTTACCCTTTCCCCTTCTGCAAAATGATCATATGCAAAAGGCAGACCGATTTCCTTAAGCATTTGTGGAATCTCTGCTTTTGTCATCCTTTCAGTCTCCTTTCCACCTTCTCCATAATCATTTTCTCTGCATTAGATTCTGCCGGAGCAATATGCACCTGTGCTGCAACTCTTCCACCGCCACGCTTAGCATGTCCCTTTTCCAAAAGGTGTGTCAAACGATAGTGCTTTTCGGAATGCACCACCATAGAAAGAGACGTTGCTGTTTCCTTTTCTTTTTTTATCCGCCAACTTTTCTGGTACTCTCCAGTATCTACAGGCGCATTCTCCTTAATTTCCGCCTTCACATACTCACTAACTTCCTGCACTATCTGCTTCACTTCATCGGCAGCAAAATCACAGTATTCCTCCAACCCTTTCTTTACCACCATCGGTAAATCTTCAATGGAAACATTTTGTCCACTCATGGGTTACCTCCTTTGCAGTTTCGTATGCATTTTTAGGCTTTTCTTTTTGAATGCCATATCACTGACTGACAGAATATTGTAGATTCTGTCCTTGTAAATAATACGAAATTTGTCGGGTACTACATCTGATAATTCCGAGCAGTAACGCACGGTAAAATCCATACGCTGTTCCACAATCGTCTGCCCGGCACTCTCATCTTCCCCACCTTCCTTTTCCACCGCAGTGGCGTAGCAGGAAAAATAAACCGTCCATTCATTGGAATGATTACCAATGGCATCCTTTGTCACTTCATTTTTTTGGAATGTAATCCGTATGCGCATAGCCGATATGTTCACTTAAAACACCTCCCTACGGATACCAAACAAAAGATTCCTAAGTGTTAGTATCAATTCCTTATGGTCGGCTTCTTCCCTATGCTCATACAGATAGGCAATCGCATATAATTCTGCAATCTTCACTACATTTCCCTGCACCAACA